CTGACCATAATTTAGGTTCTCCTTTTCAATAAAGACATAGGTATTCTCGCACCACTTTTATATAGTGAACTCACTTGCTTAATTAAACTTGCTCTCATAGTGCGTTTTGACCCCTTTAAACCTGATAAGTATTTTTTAGGTATCTTGGTTTTTTTATCTTTAGGTACTCGCTTCTTCTTCCGTTTCGCCAACTGTAACTCCCTCTACATTAGTAGTTTGAAACTGACCCCTGACTGCTCTTGAGTTGTCAATTTCTTCATTAATAGTTTTTATTTTGTCATTATCATCTATAACTGTGTCTGCTATCTGCTTATCTATTTCTTTGTTAAATGTTTCTGATTTAACTCCACTAGCTTTAGCCATTTGTAAGTATTGCATATCATTCGCCCAGTCTCTAATATCAAAAGTGTCTGGATAGTTTACTGAACCATCAAAATCTTTTTCCAACCATCTAGCAAATAAACTCCAGATATGTTCCTCTGCGTTTTCTAAATAATCTGCTTTTTCTGATAATCTAGCATTTAATAACTGGAACTCCGTCTGCAATGCAATTCCACTAGCTATCTGTCCACTAGTTGCTCTTACTGAACCCATATGTGTTATTCTGTCAATCGCATCTACTTTGTTTTGTATACATTTCATTATACCATCTAGGTTTTGACCACTAGGCTGTATAATGTAGGGTTTTAAAGCACTATCCATATCTTCAGGTATTTCTATAATAGACCCAGCACCAGCAGAAGCTTCTACATTTGGTGTTTTTACTAAACTTGGGTGGTTTGCCAGTCTTATTAATTGTTCTTTTTCTGAATAATCATTATAAATAGACTGTTGCAGATATGCCACATCTGATAAATCACTTATCCCTATGGGTCTCTTATTTCCTCTTAGGTTGTAAACATTAACTGCTGGAATAACTCCTATTGGGTTTGGTATTTTCTCTATTAGCTTTGAATCTCCCTCTGAATATTCTTTATCGTATTCTTCTACTTCATAAGTGCTTATGGTTTCCTCTGTAAATACTTTTAGTATGGCTCTTTCTGCATTAATATCTTCTACAACCACTAAATAATCTAAATAAAACCTACCAGAACTTGCTCTACTGTAATTCCAGTTAACTATATTCTCTGGTGTATAGATTGAAACATAAGGTCTAATATCTTGAGCCAGTTCCTCTGCTCTGGTCTTTGCAGTAGTCTGTGGCTTATCTACAATTACCCAGCAGTTGCCATAGATAGATGCGTTCATTTGCACCTCTCTCATAACAGTATTAAAACTTCTACCATCTAGGTCTGCATCTTTAATAAAGGATTGTAATTGCTCATCTCCGTCTAAACTTCCATAATCTCTAGTCGGAGGAACTCGCCATAAAAAGCTTGTATAGATTTGTACTACATTTTTACAATGATTGTCTAAAGGGGTATGTCTAATCCTTGCATCATATTCTTCTGGTGATTCCAGTATATATCTATGTAAGTAATATCCATTTTTATAATCATTTCCACCTAAATAAGACCTGATGTAAAATTCCCAGTTCTCTATGTTTGCTGTCCATAGAGGGTGTTTTTGTTGTAATTCTTCTCTGTTCATTAACTCCACCTCTTTTGCTCAGTTGCTACAAAGTTTCTTCTTATAGGGTAGTTATACTCTATTAAATACCCAAGTGCGTCATTCATATGGTCGAACCCACTATCTTTATCAGGTATGTGTGTTCCTTCTTTGTATATTTGTCTTTCTATACTTTTTATCACATTTTTACAAGTTTTTACAATAAATAAAGTATTTTTTCCAGCAACATTTTTTAATTTAGAATTTACTGCATTTATTCTATCTCTTACTAATGGCGCTGTATTCTTGCATTTAACCTCAAACCCAAAGTTTTTTAAGATTGCTAAATCTGTAACTCCTCCAGCAGATGTTTTTCTTTGTCTAGCGCTAGGGTCTGGGTAAACTATGATATTTTTATGCTTATATCTGTTTCTGATTTCCTCACACATCTCATTCGTATTTGAGGAATATATTTGTATCTCATCTATAACTGTAACTGTGTTATTATCAATAACTGTTACTACTGCACACATTGGGTCTACATTGAAGTCTAACCCTATATGATAAACCAAAGTATTATCTTTATATTTCTCTATGATATTTTTTTCTCTGCTAAAATTGTAATAAATCATTCCTGAATAGTTTACAAATGTTGCTTCATACTCTTGCTGAAAAGTTCTTAAATCTAGGTCTTGCTTTGCTTGTTCTATTTCATCTTGGTTTACCTGACCACCTTCTAATGTAGTATATTTAAAACTCTCCCAGTCTTTGTTAACTTCACCCATTTTAAATAACTCATAACTCCAGTTACCAAACCCTCTTGGACTACCACAGAACAATGCGTGTCCATTTGTATCTGATAATGTTGGTCTTAACACCTCATACCAAGCTGACTTGCTGACATCTGAAAACTCATCAATTATTAATTTATCTAAACCAACTCCTCTTAGAGCATTTTCATTATCTGAACCCCTTAATGTAATTGTTGAGTTATTCCTTAATGTTATAGTCAAATCGCTATGGTTGATTGATTTAACCCATTTATGCGCCAACATCTTTTCTTTTAGTACACTCCAACATATTGCTTTAGCTTGTCTATAACTGGGCGCTACATACCACACTTTTTTATTAGGTTGACTGGAATACTTTGCTATCTCATTAATTGCTAAATATGTTTTACCAAATCTTCTTCCAGTAATTAATACTCTAAACCTTGCATTTGAATTAGTTACTTTCTTTTGTGGTTCAGTTAATGGCATTGTATTCTTTTTCTTTCTTTCCCCAGTATACCACTACATATGCTTCACACTCAGGACAAGATAAATTGGTAACTATATTATAATCCTCACTATCTTCACATTCGTGGTCGCCACCCCATATCAATTCACAACCACAATCATAACACAACATTAATCATTGCTCCACACTAAGGGTTCTTCTAACTGGTTTTCTTCCAGTTTATCTTGCTGACCTAATATGTTCTTACCTAGAAATATTTGCATAGTAACATTACCATTTTCTGCACTTTTCCATTGAAGCTGTCTTAACCTTAGTTTCTGCTCTGCTCTACCTTTTGTCAGATATTCCGAATAACTCTTTTCTAGTAAATCTGCTGAACACCCAAAGAAATCTGCCATCTCCTTGTTAGTACAGCCAAATTTAGCTAATTTCTGTAATTGTTCTATATCTATGTTATATTTCTTTGGTCTAGCCATTATTCTATTCTAAATATATCCTGATAAAGTAAGTTTACTATTTTCTCAAACTCTTTCTGTTCATATTTTTTAATATTTATTTCACATACAAGCTTCTTAAATTGTTCTGCTTTTTTTACAGCTTCCATTTTACTTTGCCTTTGAAATATTTTTTTAAACATTTTTCACAAATATATTCTTTAGCATTATCTACTCTTAGTATAGGGTTTGCACCACATTTATTACAATACATATATTTATTTAATATTTCTTTAGAATCTAACTTAGGTTTTTTAATATTTCTACTTTTTTTTCTTGACATACTATAAAAAGTAAAATCTTGCTTTGGTAAATTATCTTTAAATCTGTCTGTCATAGTCTGTTCCCCAAGTTAAAATATTTAACTGCATCTTCTTTAGAAAATTCACCTTCTTTAATTGCTCTTTGAACATCTGGAAAATTTTGATTTGCAAAACTAGTAATAAAAGAACTTGTTTCTTTTTCTTCTATAGCTTTTTTAAGAACTTTCAGTCTTAAAGGATATACTTCACCATTTGCTGTTTGTATCTGCGCTTCCTCATCTTCATACTTTTTAGCACTTAACCAAAAGGCTGGTTGTTTCGCAAATTTCTTATCCTCAACAGAATTAAAATATTTATTATACATATCTGCTAATTCTTCTGGTTTTTCCTTCCATTCTGCATCAATAGACCTAAAATTCTTTTCTGCAATACCCTTGCTTACCTTATTAGATATTTTTTGCCAAAATAAAGGGAAAGTATCTTTGTTTTTTGGTTTTGGTTTAATGGTAGGGGTAGTGGTAGGGGTAGGGGGGTTTTGGCTAGGTTTTTTTGGTCTACCTCCAAGCCTGCCATTTACTTTAGATGCTTCTATTCTTTTAGTAATAAATAAAAACTCTTGTAGTTGTCTTTCATTTTGATAATGAGAGTTTACTTCTACAAAAAATTGGTCAATTACTAAATCTGCTGATTTCTTTTCTTCTTCAGTTATGCAACTGGCTATTCTGTAAATAGTATTCTTATTTAATGGAATACCAGTACATCTTTTATTCCAGTTCCAGCATAACAGTCTAATATATACCCCTATTTGCTCATTTGTTAAGTGCTGAGTACCAGCAACAAAATCTTCGGTGAATAAGTACCAAGCTTTCAATTTTTCTTTTGGTTTTGAATTTTCGTCAATAAACATAATCTCTCCTCTTAATTAATTTATCATAATAATAATAATACCTAAATATTTTTTTTGGTTGTGGGGTAAATTAATACCCCCATACCTCCATTCTAGCCTTATATACAGCTTCTTCCTTCCATATCCAGTCGTCAGGGTTAGGAATCAATAAATTCTTTACATCATCTAACGAATCAACCTTAGATAACCAGTTACCCATTACTTTGACTATATGCTCACATATCTGCATTGGTCTGGTATAATTATCTAAGCTAAATTCATAAAACTCCGTACCAGATTTTTTACACACTAAATACCATAATTTTTGTGTACTGTTAGTTGAACTTTGATATATTGCTTGTTGGATTGCGTGACTGTTGGATATACCACCAGGCTTTCTTAAAGTAGTCTTTAAGTCGATATATATATCTTCTTTTGTTTTCATATCTATAAAGTGAAAATCTGTATATCCTACTAATGGTATTCCTTGAATATCCATCTCCACTTTTTCTTGATACCCAATTAGATTTAATTTAAAAGCATAATCTTTTAATCTATCAATACCTTCATTAAATAATGGAACTAAGTTTTCTCTTTCTTCTGGTATTTTTGCATTTTCAAAAGCATTGCAATTAGTATCATATTCTTGTTGCATTTTTTTTATTGAATCATCTGCATCAATACCATTGAGCCACATATTTAAACCTGATTCTACAGCCTTCCCTCTTTCCATAGCTGGACTTGATGGGAACTCATATCCATACAATCTTTTTAGCGCCCATCTCTCTCTATGAAAAGCAAACTCTGTAAGCTGGCTAAAAGATAGTGGCAGTAAGTCTTTCTTACCACCACCATCAAACTTTTTAAAATGTTCTATCATACAACACCCATTACTTGAATAACTATTGCAAATAAAATCACAGTTATAAAAAATTTTATGTACTCAATCATATATCACCTAGAAATTGCTCTAAAGCTTCCTTGTTCTTAATTACTTTTGCTTTTAGTTCTAATACTTCATAATATACATTGCTCTCTGTACCGAATTTAAGCTGGTACTGGTCTAAACCTTTAATTAAAATGTCCATACTATCTAATTGAGGTTTATACCTAGCCATAGCTTGTTCTTTGGTCAAATCAACTTTATTTGATTCTTCTTCCAGTTCTATTTCAGAAAATAATCTATCCGTCATTTTTTTCTCCCTCTAAAAAAGTTTGTTGTGGCTCTGTAATAAGCTTATATTCAGCAAATGTTTTTCTCTCTACTGTAATATAATTGGTTTCAATATTCATACCCTCTCGCCTTAAAGTATGAATAATAGCACCTAATCTGAAACTCCCATATTTTTGCAATGCTTCAAGTGGTGTTATTACCCTACCTTCTTTCAGGTGTTGTAATATCATTTCTCTTTGTGTAAGTTTTTTTATTTTTGGCTGGCTCATAACATACTCCTTTCTATAAATGTTTTGCCATCTCTCTTTCATTGACAACTTTTGTTCTCAAGTCCTCTCTGAAAGTCTTAAAGGATTCGAACCTAATTTTAGAACGATTCCTGCGTCTAAGCACTTTTTCATATCTAATGTTAAAGTCCTTAATTCTTGGGTCAGAATAAATATGCGCATTTAATTCTGATGTATTTTTATACTTCACATTCTGAGAATAGTG